GCCATGTTGTCGGCATCCCCATCAGAGCTCCTCGCTTGGAAAGGCAGTGCCTTCCGAGTACAGGATACTCGATTTCTTGGGGTCCGAGGGCGATCTCAAAGGTCCTCTTAAGCCACTTGGGAATTCTTTTCCCTGGCTCGGATTTCTCTATTCCTTCCCAGATCGCCTGATAAGTATCAAACGAAATCAGGTCGGTCGCCGTCGTCAGGTCCGAGGACAGGACGGTTTGGCCTTCTAGGGGGAAAGAGTCGGGATCGGGTCGTGAGACCCGGATGACCTTTTCCACGGCCTCTCTATGGTCTCCAGCCAAGACAAACTTCACGGCTGGGGTAGTCCGGAGGCCCGCCGCCAACCAACGGCGGCCTTGGTGGGCAAGCGCTACGAGCGCTCCGGGGCTCTTAGTTACCACACGCACCTTGAACCCCCTCTCTGTCACCACTGTGGCTTGGGCCCTAGAGGCCGATTCTGGGAGGAGGGAGATCAGCCTGCTCTGGAGAGCGGCATGTTCTTCCAACCTCTCATCACCCATAGCGAATGGGTATGCCACGTATTTGGTGAAGGGGGTCAGGTCGATTTCTTCTCGAGCCAATTCCATTTGCTGGTGAAGGAAGGCCGCGAGGCCCCCCTTCTGCCGAGAATTCTCAAGGCATGCTCCAGCGGTTGGCTCAAACTACATGTGTGGAGTGAATTCGACCAGGTGCTGGTTGGCCCACTTTTCCGCGAATGCGACAAGTCTTTCACGTCGCTTTTCTGGAAGTGGTTCGGCAGCCGATCTCAAGTTTTCGAAATGAGCTTGGAGGGCCTTCCGGCCCTCTTTTTCAACTCGACCCTTTGGCAATGATCCCCCAATATGGGAGAGTTGCACCAGGTAGTCGGTTTCCAGACCGCTCCTGACGGAGGCTCTTAGGGCCTTCCCGACGGGCGCAAGAGGACCGACGAAGATCCTGGAAAGTCCCGAGGTGGCGACGGGGGTCTTGTTGATGGCTGCAAGGCGGCAGTCGGCGGCAAATTCCTTGATTCTCTGCACGACATGTGCAGCGCCGCTTTTCCGACTGGTCTGCTCCAACCAGTGGTAGAGTGAACGGAGGGCCTGGAGGCAGTCTCTGTGGCTCCTCTTGTCGTCGTAGAGCCGGGGTCGTTGACCCAAACATGCGACGCAGGAGACCATCAGGGCCTTCCACAGGTCGTCTTGAACCTCGTTCACTCTCTTCTTCGCACTCATCCCTCTATCCTTCTGACATTGAAAGATGTCGAGGGGCTTTCCGTCATCCACCCGACGGCCGATCGGTAGATCTGGGCGTTCGGGTGGTGGGGTGGACGGCTTCCTCCAAGAAGGAG